ACGACAGTACTTGCCATACAAGGGGGCCCCACTGTCATACCTTCCACGTGACATACTTCATCAATACAACGCAGCAGACGCTGATATCACACACCGACTCATACAGCCTCTGAACCAACAGATGGAAGAAGACGGGGTCACTAGCATGTACAATACTCTGATGGTCCCGGGTAGTAATGCACTTGCCCCTGCTGAATGGTGGGGCGTCAAGTTGGACAAGGAGTATCTACAACGTGTAGGTGACGACCTTCAGGTAGAGATGCGCGGTCAGGAAGTTGGACTGGCTGAATACGTAGGCAACCCAAGGTCACCACAACAGGTGAAGGCAGTACTAGAAGACCAGCTTGGGATGCCCCTCGAATCGACCGACAAGGACCACCTGAAGGTCATCATCGAGAAGTACGGAGGGAACGATGCCGCCGTCTTCGCCGAGAAGCTCCTTGAGTACCGTTCGAATCACAAACTGTACTCTACGTACGTCAAGGGTACCTTCAGTCATCTGGTCAGGGGTAGAGTCCATCCTACGTTCCTACTCCACGGAACTGAAACTGGTCGACTTAGTTGTCGTCGCCCCAACCTCCAGAACATTCCGTCTGGATCCACAATCCGAGACGCCTATATGGCCGGCCCTGATAATATACTCCTCAGTGCTGATTACAGTCAGATCGAGTTCAGGCTTGCCGCTATCTTCGCGGGCGACGAGAAGTGGATTGCCGAGTTCAAAGCAGGTCGCAGCTTCCATAAGGAAGTGGCTCTGCGGTACTATGGCGCTAACTACACTGACCTCCAGTATCTCCGCGCAAAGGCGGTCAACTTCGGAATCCTCTACGGACGAGGAGCAGGATCGCTAGCCGCCGAACACAAGATGAACTACAGTGATGCACAGCGACTCATCACTAACTTCTTCGCTGCGTACCCGAAGGTAAAGCCATGGCAGAACAACCTGCAACGTCAGATCCGAGAGAGGGGGTACCTTGAGTCGTACTACGGGCGGAAACGGCGCTTCTGGCTCGTCACGAAGGACAACTGGCACGTCGTCAGCAAAGAAGCCCTCAACTTCCCCCTCCAATCAACTGCATCAGATCTTACTCTTCTCAGCCTTATCCGGCTTGTCCCCCTCCTCGGTAATCGGGCGATCCCTGTCATCACGGTGCACGATAGTCTTGTATTCGAAGTGCATAAGTCAGATCTCCGAGATGTTGCGATACTGGTCAAGGAAGTAATGGAGGACACACCGTTCAAGGATATCTGCCCTACCCCCGTTGAACTGAAGGTTGGTCAGCGTTGGGGCAAACGTTCACTCGAGCTCCTGGAGGTAGCCTGATGGGTAGAATCCTATTCGTAGGGGGACCTCTAGATGGTAAGGAACACGAGATCCCCGAACAGTTCGGCAACAACATCCGAATCCCTTGGCAAGACTTCTACCCAGGACACCCCGACTACAGGACAGGGTACTACTGGTACGTGTTCGATGGACTCGCCTGGAGATACAACAGAACGGAGGAGTCGTAGATGGGGAACCTAGAAATACCTGGGTCTGGTAACAACCAGGAGTCGACCCAGATTCCGATGGTGGAACAGGTTCCGCTTCCTGTGTCAGTCTTCACTACCACCGAGAAGGTGGGCATGATGACGGAAGAGGGCCTGAGGATCACCACACAGGTCAAGGTCTACGTTTCTACTCCTGCTGGAATGACTGTGTTCTATATGCCTCCGGACATGGCAATGAAGACAGGTAGAGCGTTCGTGAAGCACGGACGTGAAGCAGAACTCGGCGGGTTGCAACTCCCAAGCACCTTCATGCCCGACGTACCCGAGGACGAAGGTGCCCAAGGGGACTGAGCTCCCAGTCGGGAGCGAGACGATCAACCAGAAGGGGTACACCTCTGTAAAGACCGAAACCGGATGGAAGTCCAAACACATCATCATTGCCGAACGGAACCTTGGTCGACTGATTGACAAGGAAACCGAACGGGTACTCTTCAGAGACCGTGACCGTACCAACTTCGACCCGGATAACATCGAAGTAGTGACAAAGAAGGAGACAGCTTACGACCGGACTTCTTCACTTCGGACCAGACTACTGAGGGCAGAAAGGCAGGTGGAGAAGCTCCGAGGTCTTCTGGACGATATCCAACGAGACATCGATGGCCAGCGAGTAGCGCTCTCAAGCCTAAACCCTAGTCTTTCAAAGCCTAACGAGGAAGTTCCTATGGAAGATCCAAACAGCTAAGGCCTTATAAACGAGGGTCTAACAAACGAGACTATTCGAGTCGATAGTTACAGAAGGAGACAGCAGAGGGAGGTGAACTAGATGGCAAAGAAGCCAGCTCCCAAGCCAAAGCCGCCGAAGCCCAAGCCGAAGGGGTACTAGATGTTCCTAGTGGCCCTTGACCCAGGCGTCACTGTAGGCTGGGCAACCTTTCGCACTGGTGACCGCTACAAATCAGGCCAGTGGAAGTTCTACCAGACTTGGAGCATGCTAGACATGGGTTCTTACCAGAACGGGATCGACGCCATCATCTGTGAGAGCTTCCAGTACAGGCCGCATCTGCCTAAGGCCAATCTCACTCCTGTCGAGGTCATCGGGGTCGTCAAGGAATGGTGCAGACAGAACTCTGTCAAGTACTTCCCGCAGACTCCCGCTATGGGAAAGGGCTTCTATACGGACGATCGACTCAAGGAGAGACAACTGTACAAGGTGGGTAAGCCGCATGCGAATGATGCCATGCGCCACTTGATGTTCTTCATGAACTTCAACAAGCGCCGAGGGGAGGTGATGCCAACTTCAAAGACGCCCTAGTAGGCCCATCAGGACCGAAAGGAGTCGTACTTGCGGAAGTCCATAGCCACAGCGTTAGTGGCAACCAGTATCCTGGCCGGGACCAGCGTAGCGCAAGCAACACCATGGGTGAAGTGGAAAGCCAACTACATCCAGGCTCACCACATTCACCTGCCCCGGATCGATGACAATCGAACACTTGCCACACTGGACTACGACAGGCGAATGCAGCACATCTGGCTCAAGTACATGCAGGCCAAACACGACTGGAAGGTAGCTCACACACCTCGCCCTGTGGTGATTGTACACCACTCAACAGCACCGCCACCACCAGTGCACTACGGTGGAAGCCTACAGGCGATAGTGTGTTCGTTCCATTGGAGCTGTGGTATAGCAAGCTGCATCATCGGCAGGGAAAGTGGTTGGAACACTCACGCATACAACCCCAGTAGTGGAGCTGCAGGATTGTGGCAATGGCTCCCAAGCTGGTACCGTGGGAACTTCGACCCATTCAACCCTGTAGCAGCAACACAGTTCGCATGGCATCGTTATCTGCAAAGCGGTTGGTCAGACTGGCACAGTGACCAGCATCCCTGTTACTGAGCCATAGGCAGTCAGAAGGCCCGGTCCACCTCCTGAGGGGAGTAAGGAGGCACCGGGCCTTCTGACACTCTATCTGCCCAAGATCCCCATGACAATCAGCCACAAGGGCAGCAGGAGTAACCCAAAGAGCAACAGTCCGATCACTGCAATGAGGAGCATGATGAGCAGGAGTCGAACTAGAAGAACTCCGACTCCTTGATGATGAAGGTGTTCTCGTCAGAAGCGATAACAGCGCCGGTTCCGTTCCCGTAGTAGAACCAGTCACCCTGTAGTGCAGGTGTGACGTCGGTGTGGTACTTGCCTGTCGAGTCCTTGATGACGTTTCCACCGGAGATAGTAGTGATTGACCCGGTAGGATCCTTCGTCTTGAAGATCACTACCGTCGGATCCGCGAACGCGCCCAGTGCATCGGTGAACACTGAGGAGAGGCGGATCCTGGTGTTGATTGCGTATCTGTTAGCCAACGTCACTCACCCCCGCCGTCTCTTGTCGGCTGTCCGATGCCTTTGCACCGAAGAGAGCTGCATCCGCTGCTGTTGCGATGTACACTCGACCGTCAGACAGTGTAACTATGTATACCGGGCTATCGGAGGTTACACACCTCCACAGGGCCTTGTCTGATAGTGCAGCGTCCATAGGCGGTTGTGTAGAAATGTAGGCAATACCAGTACCTGACAGTACCGAAACGGAAACGATGCGTTCGGATAGAAGGTTGATGCGTGGGGGTGTACCACTTAGCAAGTTGACGGCGATCGAAGTTCCGATTGCACCTAACTTGGGTAGCGATGTAGACGTGCTGACAGTTGTCATTGTCCCAGCTACTGCATGAACACCTGTGCCAGTCATTGTGTCGACTGAAGTGGCAAGACCCTGTGCGACGATCGAAGGCGTCGATACGACAGATGAGACTGACACTAATGTTCCACTGGAGATAAGTACTGGGTTACCTGACATGAGTGACACGGTGATGGCAAGTCCGATAGCGGTGATCGGTCCACCGATGATGGACGCAGATCCACTAAGCACGTCGACCGAAGTCATTGAGCCAGATGCGACAAGAGTACTCGTTCCTGACATTACAGCAACAGCCGCTGCAAGAGCAGTACCCACGAGTACAGGTGTGCCTGTCATCAGTGAGACAGTAGTTGCAGTGCCTTGTACAGTATGGATACCTGTACCGGATAGGATTGACACGCTAACCGCGTTGCCGAAAGCCGTGACGATGTTGGAGAACATCGAGTTGACAGATACCATTGAACCTGACGCGACGTGAGCGGCTTGGCCTGATGCAACTGCAACTCCGACCATTGAGCCTGAAGCGACAAGCGTTCCTGAGCCGGAAGCAGCCGATACACTGACTGCAGTGACGACTGGAGGTACGAGTACTGGGTTAGATGTACCGACTACAGCAGCTGTTGCAACACCGTTAGCCACTGGCGCACTATTGCCCGAAGCGCTTGATACTGTGGTCATCGTGCCACTAATGGCCAGAACCCGTGACGGTTTGAACGCAACAGCAATCGCCGCCCACGCTCTTGCCGTGTTTAGCGTTGCAGTGAGTCTAACACCCCCAGTCGCAGTTGCTAGAAGTTGGTATGCGTATCCAGTTACCTTGCTAGTTGCTGTCGCATTACCGGATGTGCCACTTCCAACAACTGAGCCCGTTCCCGTAGGTGCGTACGTCTGTGCTGAATCGGTTGCTACGTTGACGTTCGTGACTGCACCAATGATTAGGTCGTCGGTATCAGTTGTTGCATTCGGCGAGAGAGTTGTGTCTGCAGCAGTACCGGTAGCAGTAGAGGCAATGAAGAGCGCACCAAGGCTACCGATCCCCTCAAGACTTAGGGCACCTTGACCGGTTGATGTTGAATACTCCGCAAGCTGGAGGGCCATGTCACGTGTACCGGTATTCAGTGCAAACGACTGAGATCCTGAACGAGATGCTGACGAGAGGATATAGCAGATAGTTACGGCGCAGTTGCTAGCAAGGTTGATCGTTGGTCCAACAGTCCATCCACTAGGAGCTGTACATGTATGTTGTGTACCAGACTCGTTCCAGAACACCCAAGCCACGAGAAGGTTACCAGCCGTAGTCGCAACGGACCATGACTGGGCAACCACACCTGTGCCCGTTGTCGAAACGAACGCAGGTGCTTGAACTTGAGACCAGGGTGACGCCAACCAGATCCTCCTAGTCGACGATGACGGTCATGCCGTTGATGTTGAACTGCGCCTGCTGACCAGAGCCGACCTGAAGGTAGGAAGTGAAGAACGCATACCACCAGTGCTTGCCCAGTGTCACGGAGTCGTTGAGGAACCAACCGCAAGCAGGGATCCAGTTCGAGCCAGCAGCCGCGAGCGCAATCGCTGTGCCGTTCTGCGACTGTGAGCCTGTCGTGGTACCACCGATCGCCGCGGCAACCGGGAAGTTGGTCAGTCCGACTGAGATACGAGCGTATGAAGTCGCGTTCTGCGGAGCAGCGACTGCGAACTCAGACGGGAATGCGGCAGCGTCAGCCGCCGCGTCGAGGTACATGGTTGCCTCTTCCCAGACGATCTGGTTCGCGCCTGCGTTGTCGGTCACGGTCGCACCAGGAGTAACAGTCGCTGCCCAGTTCGGTTCTGCAGCACCAGTCGTGTGAGTACCCGTGACAGATTGTGCGCGGTAGATGTGTCCGTTCTGGTTGGCCAACGACGGCAGCACGAACGTTCCGACTGCGATCGCTGACGTGCCCAGAGCCGCCACACCGGTCACCCACATGTTCGCTCCGAACAAGCCGCAGAAGAGTCCTGCAGGCGCTGCGAACGCGGTTCCACGCAGTCCCAGGTTCAGCAGGTCCTTCTCACGGTTGTTACAGAACGATGCACCTGTGTGTGCCACTTACCCTCCTTCCGTTACGTAATCTGGACACCAAACCACGGTGTCGATCCGGCTCTTATACACAAGTAGGTAGCACCAGTAGAAGTGTTGACAGCTACAGCCATCATACCGTCGATAGGAGTCCTGGCTGGAAAGTCAGCATCAATGACTCGAGTCTTCCCTGCACCGCTGAAGATAGGAATGATAGGTGTACCCTTGACAGCTGTGTGCTCCAGTTTGTAGAGACGTTTCCCTAAGTCCCTGAGTACTGCAACGACGTCATGTTTCGATTGAATGGACCCGCTCATGGTAGTGGCTCCGCGAACTCGAGGCCGACATTGTCAACACCCTCGTTGGACACTGCAACCACGATGCTGATGATACGCTTCTTCTCCGCAAGGTTGAAGAACCCGTCCTGAGCATTGATCTGAACAATATCCCCAATGCCGTAAGAACCGAATGGAGGATCATTCGTGTACACCTGTAGTTGTGGTTGTGAACGGACGACCTTGACAAGGCGCAGTGCTTCAAACGTCCTTGTGTCCAAGATACCCTGTTGTGTAATGTCCGAGAAGGTCATCGACCCTTGAAGTAGTCCGTAAGCATTCTCTAGTACAGCATCAGATGCGACCGACTTGAGTGTGTTTGGACCAGAGCCACTACCGATACCAGTCAGTTGATTGACCATCGCACTGGCATCCAGCGTCCAGGCGATGCCACTGATGTTCTTTCCGAACTCAAACGTGATCCCCTTGTCAAGGCCCTTAGATGGGTAGTAAGTCATCCAAGTCAAGTCTGGTTGGATCTCGTAGTCGAACCCGTTACTCATGGTAGCGAGTTCGTCGATGGCATCGCCCAGAACCTTACACTCTTCAGCACCATAGTGGATCGTACGAAGAACATGACTAGTTGGCGCAGTACCACGAGCGATACCGATACCACCATACTGCTGTGCCTGTGTCTGTGAGATAAGATCCCATGCAAGGTCGACCTGATCCCAAGAGACGTAGTCCTGTGTCCAGTTGATGATTCGGTGCCTTAGGAGATCAAACCAACCCGCAGCAGAGACCTGAACGCCGTCCATAGTAGCTTGCAAACTCCACAGGGGCCCTGCCCATACTAGGGTCTGGTTCCGCTTGACCAGAACAGTACGTGCACCAGGTTCAAGGTTAGCTCGAGTCGACTTGGTGTCCCGTAGTGGCAGAACGAAACTGCAAGAGCCAGGACCGTTCAAGACGTAACTGTAGAGGAGGTTGGTAGCGCCTATTTCCTCAATGGGCGTGCCATCAATGTCGGCGACAATCACTTGATAGGTGTCAGGCAAGTGGAACTACCTCCAAGGGCTTCAGGTACGTCCCTCGAACTGTCCGAGATGCTGAAGGTGTAAGAAAGGCTGTGATTGTAAAGGACCTAGAGTGCTTGAAGTCAGTTTCAAGTCCGGTACAATCGAAGTTTGCCACTGTGGACCCAGCAGGTACGACTACGTTGTCAGGAGTGCTAATCAACGGGTTGTCATCGTCCAAGAAGACGACTGTGTCTGAAGTGTACTTCTGAACGAGCTCCACAAAGCAGTGGAAGGGTTGACTTACATTGAACCCACCACTAAGAGCACCGACCCTCTTTAGGGTCCGTCCTCCTGGGCCGATCCACGGGCCGTCGCTTATTCCCATTTCGTCGAAGAACAGCGTGCCGATACCAGTATTGGAGTTGGTAAGACCGAAGTCAACCTTCGAAACTGGGCTTGTCCATCCAGGACCTGAAATCCCCGTGTTGATAGCCACATCGTCATAGGTAATCTTGTCAGCTGTACGAGCTAGCAGTGCACCTCTCATTTCTGTAGGTACAGGTCCAAGTATTTCGTCAGCTTCAAAGGAAGCGAACCAGTTATGTAGCTGATAAAGTTCCGCACCATATAGAGCATCGGTCGTACCGTTCACAGTAGCCTGAATCGGTACCCAGTAACGACGAGAAGTAGGATCGAACCAAGGAAGGCCCAGCTGCAAGGTAGCATTATCCACTCCAGGGAAATAGGAACCATAAGGGTTCCAGACCTTCTTGGTCGTATCCCATGTAACAACTGCGCTAGGTCCAGTGCCACTGACAGCCACAAAGGTAACGTAGTTCGAAGTCGGAATGAACATACATTTCGTGACGGAGTCCCATTGAGGTCTACCGCTTGAACCAAGTCCAAGTCCCGTATGGATAAGAGTGTCAGGTGTGCATGAAACGAAGTCTGCTCCTGCAAGTGCTGGCCAAGCACCTCCTGTCCTGCCAAAGTAAGCCACATCCTGCTGGTTCCCAGACGTAAGGCAGGGTTGGATGAAGTCTCCATTGTCAGTGAAGCCGCCACCTGAGTTTGCACCAATACCGCCATTGATTACAAAGAACACGGGTGTCGCTGCCGTAAGTGTCTTGGTCACACTGTTGTACTTGAAGATCTGCGACGCGAACGGTCTTGCACCTGCCCCGTCATAGCCGAAGGTGTCATACCTGACACAGAAGTACTCATCCGTAGTTGAAGTTCCCCATACATCAACACCCAGCGGACTAAGCTGGTACAGGAAGTTCATTGTGCCCCCAACTGTCAGTCCAGAGCCAGGATCAGGCCACACAACTGTGACCGAGTTGTTAGGGTCAGAAGGAACTGTGTAGTAGACAGTAATGCTTACAGCGTCGATGTATGCAGATGACGCACTAACGGCAGTGTTCTTAGCACGCCATGCAACACCGAACCCGGGATCGTTTACGTCAGCAGGTGTGAGCGTAGTACCCCACAAGTCAGAAGTGCTAGCGACCGGAAGCGTAAAGTCTACTCCGAGTCCACCCGAACTCCAGTTGGCATTGGTTGATTGGTCGGTTCCAGCAGTGTTGACGACTCCTGCCTTGACTAGCCACACGTGGTTGTCCTTGATGCCACCAACGGGCCCACTGTTTCGAGTACAAGTTGCAGTGATACCTGTAATGGTAGCATTCGGTGGAATCGCGAACCCAAATCCAGTACACTTCAGGCACTCTGTGAACGCACCGGCCGGGAAGACTGATGAAATGGTTCCACCTACAGAAGCTGATACACCATCAACAGGACCTTCAGCGTTATCGGTCCAAGTCCATGCTTGACCAGCCCCACCAGGAGGTGTACCATCACTCACAGCCACTGTGGTGTATGCAGCCTGAGTACGAGCACCTCCAGCCGTCGACGTAATCGACTTGACCTTGACCTTGGGGATATTGTAGCCTGCTGGAGTACACCCAACGACCGCTACGGTAGTCTTGCTAGCAATGACGGTAGAAGGTATCGATGCTGACAAGACATAAGTGATGGTGCCATCACCATTCACAGTGGCGCTTATGACAGTCCTAGTATCCTTGATATAGTCAGGCGGTTGGAAGTACGCAACTACCTTCGGACCACCACCCGCAGAACGAGGGTCGATTACAAAGGCTGTACCTGAGTTATGGTCTGAACGCATGAAGTAGTTGGCACCGACGATACAACCGGAGAAGGGTAGAATCCCACATTCAGACCATCCAAGTGAAGGTGCATAGGACTGTCCAAGAGAGTTCAGTCCCAACGGAAAGACATAGGCTCCGTTAGCGTTACGTGCATTCAGCTGGGAGTAAGTAGCCATCATAGACTGTTGCAGCCGCCACTGGCCTCCAGACTTCTGGAGCAGTTGGTATGCTGGAAACTCGCCATAGGCATTGATGTCCCAGTTGGCAAGGTTGTTCACAGTGTTCCCGACAACAGTCTCTACACCGTCAATGAACCCGACAGTGACCTGCCAGATGGGAGCACCGGCTTTGATCTTGTAAACGCCCTTTGAGGTAGGACTGTCGATGTAGTAGGTGTCGTCAATGTTAGTGTCGAATGCCGTGACGGTCTGCCCCCAGTATGTAGATGCGAAGCTGACCGTGTTCGGCGTTTGAGTAGCACCAGAAAGAAAGACAGTCCCATCGCTCGCCACCGCTATAGAGGTCCAACAAGCACCTATCGGAGGCTGCAAGTCACTCACCGCATGAGTACTGAGAGAGTCGCCAGTACCGAAACCGACGTTGTTCAGCAGTGCTGCTTCCATGCCACCGAACGTCTGTCCGTAGAACATGATCTTCGGCCCGGCGAACAATCGCACCTCAAGCGTACCTGTCGACACCTTGCACCGAACCTCAACACGGAACCAGCGATGCAACGGTACCTTGAAAGTCGTACCGTTACCGATGTTACCAGGCCATTGCAGTTTCAGCTGTTGACTGGTACTGATGAAGATATCACCCAGAGTAGAACCATTCACCGCAGTGAAGTTGAAGATAGCTAGAGCACCAGGAGTACTATCCAGATAGCAGTAACACCGTGCCTTGATTTCATCCCGACCGTCGAAGATGTATTCCGGATAGGCCTTGCCAGATGTGGTTACTGTAGCCTTCAAGGCAACGCTGCCGTGAGAGGCACGTGAACTATCTGCAACGATAGTCCCGTCACCTACTACAGCTACGAGGTCGAAGCGCTTACCGCTAAGTCCACCAGTGTTGTCCTTAGTAGGTACAACACCGGGAGCAAGCCCCTCTACATCGTTGAACGCGTGCACTTACGCCACCTTAGCGATCGCCAAGTGAGTAAGTCCGATGGCATTGGTGATCATGTTGGTCCCTGTCGATCCTTTGTCCTGGTACACCGAGATGACGATGTAGTCGTTATCTACGAGCGGAACGTGCTCAGTTAGAGGTAGGACGACTCCCTGTGTAGCACTGAAGGTACCGGCAGGCATCGCCAACTGGTTCTCACCAATCATAGTACCACCGATGCCGTTCTTCCAAATCTTGATGTTCCTACGCTCGCCACCTGAGAAGGCAGTGAGATATACATTGGTAGAGACGACGTAGATGCCACCATACCCTACAGGAACCGTTAGACGAGACGATGCGCCACCACTATAGAAGGCGGGCGTAAAGTCGTATTCAACCGTATCCCAAGAGATAGCAGTATCGGTGCTGTCTGGAAGGTTCTGAGGTGCTGCTGACTTGTTTACACGAGTAGTAGGAGCACCACTGGAAGCGAGAATGCTGACGATAGCACGCTTGTCAGTGATGTCGGAGTTGGCGACTGAAGTGACACCTGCGTTCACGCGAACCTGGCATAGGATGTAGGACGATGCAGGCTTGGCAGGAGGAGCCGGAGAACCTGAAGGTGTACCAGTCACTCTCTCAAGTACCCACGTATCACCTGCCTGACCTTCGGTGGCGTCCTTGACATGAGCCACGATGAGGTCGATACGAGGGTTCGTCGGGTCTGAAGCAGCGAGTACAACGACAACTGTAGCACCGTTGTAACAGAAGTACCTTCCTTGGTCAGTGATGTCCGTACCAGTGACCCAAACACCACCGGATGCGATGTTCACACCCATAGTACCCCCAACAGCAGTAACCTTCAGGTCACCAGAGGGGGTATAGGTCGAGACCCCTGCACTGACGATTCCACCAAACGCTCGACGGAAGAGTCGTGCAGGGTGTAGGATACCTGCGGTCTGTAAAGCCATCGGTGGCTGTACTTCGGTCACCTTACCTCCTTCCTACATCCACGCCGAGCGCCAAATAACCGTGCAGTTCGTACTTCCACTAGTTCCAGATGCCTGGAACAGAAGAGGATTACCCGGAACCGTACTACTTGAGATTTGTACAGGTAGTAGTCCAAACCACTGTGAAGTCGGATCCATAGACCCATACCTACTGGCTTGCCCATTCAACATGATGGTTCGAGCTAGTGAGTCAATCTCCAAGTAGTCTCCCACACCAAGAGTGGTGATGACTCGTATCCTTCGACCGAGTGAAAGGTGTGTGATAGCAATGTCAGTTGCAGGTCCCGCGATACGTGCAAGCCAGGGTGCCTCAACTGAACCTGTGTTCAAACAGTTGACAGTACCAGTAGTACCTCCGAGGAAGTCGATGGAGAAGGACACCGAGAATGTGAACCCAAAGTCAACTTCAGGGTTCGTTGTCAAGGCCTGAAGTACGTCATCATAGATACGAGGATCACCAGCTTGCATCTCGGAAGCCCACTGAGCGTTCCCGATGTTGTAGTTCACATCCACCAGGTACTTCGGCCCTCGAGTCGGCTTGACGAACGCTACTCGAGTAGGCTCGCCAAGCTTCTTGTACCTGTATCGGATATAGTCGGGCTGTGGGACTCCAACAGCCGCCCGCAAGCCGCTGATGACGTTCTCGAAGTCACCTGTCGCAGGAACTCCGATAGCGTCTGCTGTCGTTGTGATGACCCTCTTGTCTGCATAGTTAGCAAACAGGAAGTCACCATGATCGCCCATCTTCACAGTGTCGTCGACACGGAAGTCAGGAGTATCAAGGCCGTCGATGCTGATGATGCCGTAAGGTGTGCCAGGACCCATCAACAGACCATTGATCTCCACGTTCCAGTCATTCAGGGTGGATAAGCTCGAATATGACTGGAACACTGGACTACGTGAAACGGTCATCTCAATGCCTGTCTGTCGCTAGTTCCCAGTTGATGGCACGGATGATCTCACCCGTGTCATGTTGATGAATGCCATAGAAGTTGAAAGTGTGTCCACCTGTATTGCCCATCTTCGAAGCCGGTGTAATGTACTCTGACTCACGTTCACCGAAACTGTACGTACGGCCAGATCGTCCGACACCCAGGATGGGTTCGTTGATCCAGCCGCCACCTGCTCTTGGAGTCCCGATACCCTGTGGCCAGAAGTCAGCGTGGATATGGTTGAAGTGGCCAGGAACTCGCCACAAGAGGTGTGCAAGATGGAACATTCCAGCTCTACCGGCAACCCACGCACGGACCTGATCGCCGTAGGATAGGCTCGGTACCATCTCGTCCACTGCGTTTCCGTAGGCGTGCTGTGACCAAACGTTCGTGCCTGCAATGAACCTGCGGTTGTAGATACCTGCAAAGCGCAAACCTGGCCAGGCCGCTTGAACTGCATTCCGGTACACGTTAGCGTTCGGAGAACCAGCAGGACCCCATCCACCTACGATCCCGCCTTGACCAGAGAAACTTGTTCCGCCACCTGAGACTTGAACCTTACCAAGTAGACCCTTTGCCCAGGTGAAGAAGCTGTTCTTCAGGCTCGTAAAGAGTTCTGCACCCGTCATGACCATGTTCTTGATAAGTGGAGCATGAACGTGGAAGAGTTTCAGAGCTGCATTCACCAAGAAGCCAGTGCCCTTAGAGATGCCCATTCCGATTGCCTTGCCAAGCCAGTCAAGTGCACCTCCAATACCAGGAATCGAGATCGGAGGTTCCAATCCTAGGGCGAACCCAGTATCAGGTGAACCGAACAACTTCTTCGACTGGCTATGAGTCCATACCTGGGCGTTCTTCGGTACGTACATGACCTCTGGGCCTTCTTCTCCAACCCAGGCCCAGCCGCCCCTCCAGTTCTTGGTACCCTTGGCAAGGTGACCTTGACTACCACCTCCACCTCCGCCTCCACCTTGATCACCCCAGTGAACTCGACCAAGGCTGACCTTCCCTATTGCATCTAGCCCGAACTTGGTACGAACCCAGTTCAGGGCGTTGATGAAGAAGTTCACGAAGGCCTCTACAACACCAAGGATGCCGTTGACAATCCGACCAGCGACTGCCTCTAGACCCACCCAGAAAGCTGACCAGGCCCTAGTGATGTCACCCCAGACAATGCCGAGACCCTTCCTGAGGCCCTGAAACGCAAGGCTGATGGCGTGAAGGACAGGCGCACCAATATTCTGCCAGACCCACTTTGCCTTGGTCCAGATATCGTTCCATTCTCGGCCGAGCTCCGTGAAGGTTGGGTGCAGGACGTTGTTCCAAAGCCATCTGGCCACGTCCCTGATGCCAGTGAAGATTGGATGCCCAACATTCTCCCAGGCGAAGTGGATACCTCGCCATAGAGCATCCCAAGCAGGCCTGAGTACGTGATTCCAGAGCCAGACGATGTACTTGACCTGAAGTTCGATGATGGTCCGAATGACAAGGAAGACAGGGTAACCTATGGCGTACCAGTAAATCTTGATCCCTTGCCAAAGAATCTTCCAGGCAAGGGACACAATATCCCAAGCGACAGTCCAGGCAAGAACGAGTACCGCCAAAGACGTGGAGAAGACAGTGTATAGGATCTGGAACGCTACCTTTGCATTGGCTACGATAATGTCCCATACCGTTTGGAGGAAGTGCACAAGAGGCATGATGACCTTGTTGAAGACAACCGTAAGAGCGCCCCATATCACACCAGCAGCCGTAACAACACCCTGCCAGTGGTCGATCAACCATCCGATGAGGAAGGTCCAAGGTACGAGGATGGCACGAACGATCTTGCCAGTCGTACTGCTGTAGAACCTGACTAACCAGTTCCAAACAGCAACCGCAGCCTTCTTGATATCGTCCCACACCTTGAGGAGGAACCGCTTGACAGCTCCCCAGTGCGTGATAATCAAGTACGCAGCAAGTATAACGAGTCCGATCACAAGTACAATCCAGTTCGAAGCCAGGAAGGACTTGAACACTGCACTCAGGATGCCAATGGACATCCTGACGACCTTCACAAGGTCCATGAAGGCCGCACCTAACTCGACCAGCTTCCCGACAAGGAAGACCGAAAGCAGCGGTGCCAAGAAAGCAACCGCTGCTCCCGCAATGTACACTATGGTCTTCCAGTTACGTTCCCACCACGTACTGACCGCCTTCCAGTTCTTGATAAGGAAGTACGCACCAAGTGCAAGGGCCGCAACGGCGATTATGACAAGCCCCACAGGGCCGAGTAGGGCTGTCATTGAGTCACCAGTCAAACCCATAATGGAAGCGATACCCTTGAGAGAGCCCATGAAGAACACGATACGACCAGCCACCGACAAGAATGCACCTGCTAGGATTAGCATGAGTGCAATCAAGTGTCGCATCGGAGCAGGAACCCTTCCGAACCAGAGCATTAGGTCCTTGATGACCTTCAGGAACTCGATGGCGTACGGAAGGAACTCGTCTGCAAGCCGGATAGCTGACACACGGACTGAGTTCAGCAGAATCCTGAACTGAATGAGCGGCGAGGTCTTGACATCCCCGAACGCTCGGTTGAGTGCTCCACCAGAGGCACCCATGTGGTCAGTCATCTTCTGAAGAGCCGCAAAGTTCGGAATCGCAACACGGAAGAACCGCATCGCTCGGATTTCACCCGCTCCGAACATGCTCTTGAACGCCGCTTCACGTTGCGGACCGGTCATGCCCGCCATCTTCTTGGCGAACTCACCCATGATGACGTTCAGCTGCTTGTACTGACCCGTTGACTTGTCAACGATATCGATACCCAGAGTGTCCTTGATGTCTTGCCTATGGCGAGTAAGCTGGTCAAGAGCACGTGCAACCGAGATCGTTGCCTGCGCAGCAGTGAAGCCGTTCCTTGACATGAACGCGGCAGCACCTGCAAGGGTCTCTAACGTCTGACCCATGCTCCGTCCTGCAGGAAGCATGTTCCCGATGGCTGATGCGAAGTCTTCGTACGTACCGACACCGTAACGGACCATCTGGAACTGAAGGTTCAGCAAGTGAGTCGTTTGTGAAACAGGTAGATGGAAAGCGTTCATCTCGGAGATGATTGACCGCTCCACTGTGGTGATGTCAGTACCACCAGACGTAGCTGCAATGGCGAAGTTCTTGATCATGTACACAGCCTTCTTGTAACCAACGTCAGTGGAGGAGAAGATGTCATACAGACCTTGAGCCACGTCTGAAGCAGACTGAGGAACCTTACTTGAGACGTCGAGCGCCTTATTGACCAGATCCTGGAACTGTTTGTTAGTCAGGTTTGTCTGCGTTCTTACCAGACGCATCTGGTAATCGAAGTCGGCGGCCATCTTCCCTGCAGCACCCGCAGCACGAAGGATAGAATCACCGACGTTGGACATCGTTTGACCAACACGAGTCCAGACCATGTACTGACCGAACGCCTTCAAGGAAGCGTTCCCCATCAGCAACATGTTGTTAGCAGCCTTCTTCAAGGCTGCCGAGGATTGATCATTCGCCAGGATCTGGATTAGGAACTCGCGCGTTACTGTCCCTCCGCCACCCTGGCGGCGCATCATGTCAAACAGGCCGGCCACTTTGCTCCTTCTGCCGTTCTGCCTCGACTGCGGACTTTACTTCTAAGTACAAGGTGATGCGGTCAATCCAGTACGGGTCTTGGTCTAGGAGGCCGCCGGGCTCTGGAAGAACGTGGAGGGCTTCGCAGAGCCCGGCGACCCTCATGACAGCTACGACTTCGAGATCGTCTCCAAAGCTGCGCCCGTAGAAGGCAGCCCGGAGACCTTCGCCAAAGGGGCAAGTTCCTCGACCGGCTTCCTCGCGTTCAGGTCGTCGATCAGGTTCTCGACCTCCTCCGCGATGGCTGGGTCAAGCTTGTCGACGTCGGCCTTGTTGTTGAAGTTGAGAAGTCGGGCTTCGTCATCTTCCAAGTTGTGGTCCACGATCGAACGCTGAAGCATATACATGGCTGAGGCGGTGATGCCCATAGACATCTCCGCCTCGTTCCTGCCACGCGACCCCGAGAAGGTCGCAGCGAGTTCCCTCGACTTCAGGGTCTCACCGTATGTCATCTTGCGAAGAACGACATAGCCGCCCTCGCAGGATTCGAGTTCGAACCTGGTTGTCTCCTTACTGGTTGTTGCCTTTGGCATCTAAGTCTCCCCTCAGATGTCGTGGGCCGGTTGTTACAAGATGGACTCGTTCGTCTTGATGACGATCGTCAGGGCATCGGTCGACCCGTAGAAGGCATGATACGCAACTGCCGCTCTCTGAAGATCCCCGATCGAACCCAAGTTGACCTGGAACGAGTCGAACACCTGCGTGTTGGCAGTGATGTCGATGGAGTCAGAGGCGGCGTTGTTGATGGACTTCCAGTGCAGAGTCTGTTGGGTCTGGGCAATGAAGGCGTTGTAGTCGGTAAGTGCGTCGTAGTCGACTTCGAACCCGCCGGAGATCTCGCGCTCTCCCCAAACCAAGTACGAAGGCTTCCTTTGTCCGGAAAGTCGGAAAGCCGGGCTGAGGTTGTCGTTGATCGTCAAGGTCCAGGAGTCGGCGTCAGCACGTGGAGAAGCCGTCGGCACCTCAAGCGTGTTCACCGACAACGGGAACGGAACCCCACCGCCAGAGAACGAGGATGCTGTCGATGTCTCCGTCTGCTCGTCGATCCCCATGATCCCGGCCGTACACATGAGCATCCCGTTGTCCAACGAGAACGCCAGCTGGCTGATCGAACAACCCAGGTAGCCCCTCGGGTTGTCAGCTCGCAGGACGTAGATGCTGTACGTCTTGTTGACCGACGGACCAATACCGGTTGACGGCTTGGTGATGTGCGTCGGAACGATCGTGTACGTGAACGGTGCCATGGCACCGGTCTTGGTGATGCCGAACCGACCGCCGTAGAACATGTAGATCAGGAAGTCGGACGTGACCTCGAAGGTGATGTCACCTTCGACGTGCGTCGGACCCTGAACTGCACCGGAACGGTCAGCCAGCCCTCGGACGTTCGTCCGGTAGATCTTGTCCTCCACAAGCACGAGTGACTCAGACCGAATCGGAATGAACTTCGTTGGAATGGCGTACGTACCGACAGCCGTCTCGATTCCAAGACCGACGTAACCGTGACCACCGATCTGGATTGGCACTAGGTTTCACCTCCCTCCGGAGCCTGTTCGTCTTGCACGACTGCTTCAGGCACGGGCTCTGGTTCTGGCGGAGCTTCCGTCGGCTCGAGCGTCACCGCCGAGTTGCCTTGCAACGAAGCTACCTGCTCCTCCGTGAGCTCGACGATCTTCCCTTCGCCGGTACCGTTCGTGATCGCACCGACGTACTGGAGATCGAAGAGCTCCCCACGAGGTGAGGCCTCCGCGTAGAACGTGACCTTGTAGTACATTACATCACCAGATCCTGTCTGGAGATTGCCTCCCAACGCAGCCTTGAGGCTTGCGTCATTGTATCACCAAACGCAGCCTGACCCGGATCGACTCGAGTCACGGTGGCAAAGACAACGTTTCCACTTGCGTTCGGGTTCGCGATAAGGAAGTCCTCTACCGCTTCAGCCTGGTGATCAACTTGCTGACGAGTCAGCTCGTTGGACTGGATCATCTGGTGAACGACAAGAACGTCGACCCGGATGTTGAGACCGACACGTTGTGTCTCCTCCACCAAACGTTCCTTCTGACCACCAACCACGCATATTGCCGGGAAAGTAGGAACGAGTTCATCCATCCCATAGTACACACCTGCAAGGGGAGGTTCCGTAATGCCCAAGTTGGCCTGAAACTGAGCAATAAGCCAGTTCATTGCGTCAGAAGTGTGTACCCAATAAGGGAGCATTATGGCAAGCCCTGTGTGATGTAGTCAGTCATGTAAATGCCAGCTTCGTCAAGAGCTTCATCCGAAATGAAAGCCCAGTCCCTTACGGGCATAAAGTTGGGTGTGTCTCGTCCAACAAGGTGGTACAATCCATAACCGGTCGGATCTCGCATCTGAGCAATCGCCGGATTTCCACCCTCAACCGACCAGTTGGAAGGATCACTGGCACCCTTCTCAAGTTCGCCAGTGTCGATCAATGGAGTTTGACGACCGGAGAACAGGCGCTCAGCCAAGAAGAACCTAGCACCTGCTCCTTCAAGACCAACTCCGGTCTTCTTTGCCTCGCGCAGTCCAGATTTCACACCAGCCATATGGCGAGCGAACCGATGCGCGATCGTTCCAGCCGCAAGCGGTGCCCATCGTTCAGGGCGGCCAGCCTCACGGAAGTTAGTGTCGATCTCAGATCCCCACAGGCCGAGAGTATCTTCCATGGGGACCCTAAGATCGCGTCCTGCTGCAGTGAACCATAACTGAGCAACGACAGTCGGGTTGGGTGTAATGAGTACCTCAACAGCTCCACGAGGAGCTGCCATCAGAACACCTTGTCCATGGTGAACTTGATATCCGGAGCGAAGTCGTCGAGTCCGACCTGTGGATTGTCGCCCAGAGGGTTCACGATCGTGGTGTCGTTTGGCCATACGTCTCCCTGACCAGCCACGGTGGCTGACCCGTAAGAGACATCGGCGAGCACCAAGAGGCCCGAGCGAAGACCAGCGATAAGGTCAGTCGCTCGGGCCTCAAGATGACGAGAGTAGGAGGAGGCACGGTTGGTGACTTCGGAGTACTTCTCTTCGTAGTAGTATGCGGCGTACAGCAAGCCAGCGATGTCACGGACGAGCGCAGGAGTCGCCTCCTGAAGCCCTACGGGCGCAACCGCCCATAGCGACGCGTGGTCTGGATAGATTTGGGCCAGTTGACCCACGATGATGGGATCAGCCCGCAACGAAACCGGGAGTGCCTGATCGTCCGACGTGAGCTTGATCTTCGTCTTGTCCAACCAGTTGTTCGCGTCCGTGTAGCTGGCAAGTGGCATCGGCTATCCGCCTCCGCCGTCCGCAGGTGGTTCAGGATCGCCGAGCAGCCCAGGTTCGTCACTCACCTGTGCTTCTGGAGCAGGTTCACCAGCCAACGCATCCAGCTTCGCCTGATGTGTCTCGGCGTCGTCGGTCGAAACCGGCGACCCGTCAGCAGCGTTCTGGTTGTCGGCAGTGTTGTCGAACGAACCCGGGATCGAGGCGTTGTCGTCTTCGGTGACGGCCTTGCCTTCCACGAGTGCGGCCCACTCCTCCTTGGTGAACTTGCCCTTGTCGACGGTTTCGCCCTCCTCAACGGCATAGGGGGTGACCTTCCCGTCCTTCCCCGTGCTGCCGTGGGAGATGGCTGTCAAAGCCTTGGCCATTTGGTCACACCCCCTATGCGATGGCGTTGTTGATGAGGTATCCGGCGACCGTCTTGCCAGGCGTGCTGGAGTCCACCGCGATGAACTTGCACGCGTAACGGAAACGAACCCGGATGATGTCCGCGTTCCGGTCGGTGTCGAACCACCGCTCCGTCGCACGGGTGATACCGCCCTGGTACGCCCAGTTGAACTGGTACGCGAACGCAGGGGTCTTACGAGCCGGACGCGGAGGCACCCAGGCCAGGAGGAACACCTTCGGCCACACGTACCCCGTTGTCTCGGGCTGGCCGTACACGTTCGTGAGTCGACCTGCGCCGGCCCGAATGAACGTGTTCACGCCGAGGAGCCGGGAGATCAGCTCGTCAGTCGTGACTGCGACCATGGCGTACTGGATCCGGTTGATGAGTGAGGGGTGGTCTTCGAGCTTGACAGCGACCTGGTACTGAGCGATGGCGATGTTGGGGTCACGGAACATGGTGTCGTGGATCTTCGCACGGCCCGTCTTGACGTCCAGGATCGGGGTCTCAGTGCCATACGTGTTCCACTGCTGTGCACCAGAGAGCGTGACCGTGTAGCCAGCAGCGAAGTTGGTGGTCGTGGTGAACTTCGAGACGAGAGCGACTTCCTTGTTGAGCTCCAGGGTGTTGGTGACACGTTCGGTTGCGTCGACGAACGGCTGCAGCGGATCGTCAGCGTTCTCCTGCTCCTCGACAGGAACCACGTCCTTGAGGGCGTGCTCCTCTGCGAAGTAGGTGTCACGGCTGAGCGTCATCGGCGGCAGTTCATTCGCGCGCGCTCCGGGCGACCGCAAGTCGTCCGTCACCTTGCCCCAGGTGTCACGGGTGTAGATGTAGTACTTGTTGGACTGCTTGGTCACCGGCACTCCCGGGGCGAGCATCTCCGCCACGAAATCGTCCGGGTTGTCCCAACCCATGCTCACTTCCGTAAGCATGGAGTCCAAGTGAAGCAACTGGGGATCTCCGTAAGCCATTAGGTTGTCACCCCCTCTCTACGGCAGGATCCGTCCAGCCCCACCGTTCAGCAGGACCGGAATCCAGTCACCGGCGTTGGCGGCAGCCTTGAGAGCAATGCCGGCAACCCTGTTTGTGGTTGCAGCCGTGATCGCACGCCCGTCTGCGGCCGTGGTGACCTCGACGAAACGCACAATCGCTGCGGACGCCTCGACCCAGGCCACACCGAGCACCTGAACCGTGCATCCCTTTCCCTGCGTCGCCTCGGTAGCCGAGACGTCAACCTTCGAAACACCCAGGACCAGTTCGCCCTGAGCCGTGGCGGGACCGACTGTCTGGTCGCCCGTGACCTTCACGTACCTCAGCTTGGTGATCGCCGCTGAGCACTCGTACGGAAGCTCAAGGATACCAGTGTCGCCTCCTGCCATCGCCGATCACCTCCCTAAGAGTCGATGAAGCCTTCTCCGGCAACCGCTTCGCCGGACCCACCGGACAACTTCGGTCGTTCCTCCGTGTAGGCCTTCGCCAAGTCTGGGTGCGCCTTGGAGACTGCCCGTACGGCGTCGCCGAACGACACCTTCTCGTGTTCCTCCCGGTACTTGCGCACCAGACCCAGGAACTGTTCGGAGGCATCGCCCATCTTCGTCGGATCTGTCCCGCCCTTCTCGCCCATACGAACCAGACCTGTGCCGGTCAGCTTCGTCATGAACGTGTCGAAGGCTACGGCGAGATCGTCGGAGAACATCTTCCGCAGACCTGTGAGGTCTTCAAGCAAGGCCGGCGGAACACCAAACTTCGCATCCGACGTCCAGCTCTTGACCAGGTCCTTGATCTCCAACGCCAGGTTCCGCTCCTCCAACGCCTTCAGCGTTGCAGCCTGCTCGGGGAACTGCTCCGCGAACGCCTTCTGAACAGCATCCTCGGTCTGAACAGGCTCAGGAGCGGAGGTCGTGACTCGCTTGATGACCTCGGCGAAGACCTTCTCTTCGCCGGCGTCCTCGGGCATACCCAACGCGACCGCGAGCTTCTTCAGGAACTCTTCCATTGTCACCTCCTCTGGTTCCTGATAGGTGCTTGAATCGGCGTACATCGGCACGAAACAGTCACAAAGCCAGTCCGGGTCGATGACGCCAGCCACGACGAGGCACGATCCCCCATCGCCGTCTGCGTCTGCATCATCTGAGGAAGTCCCAGGCATGAAGAACTTGCAGTTCAGACACCGCTGTGTGGAAGAGAACGCTGCCCTGTAGTTGACTTCCTCTGGAGGGAACTGTCCGCTTGGGGGATCGAAGTCATCCAGTTCGGCGAGGTTGACAGGATTGAGATCCTTCATGAAGGGTCGGTTGGTGAGTGCAGCGCCCATGAAGACGTCCTTGTACTTCTTGGACCCCTTCTTGGACGGGGTGTACTCGTCGAAGTACTCACTCGACATGTACCTGTACTCGCCATCCTTGATGGCTTGAGCAGCCCGTGGAACGAAGGACACTTGGCCCCACATTCCATCGTCACGCTGCTCAAGGGCGGAGAACCACGCAGCAGCGCGCCCCCCTTCAGGACCGTTCCGGTGTTCGTAGTCGACCATGAGGTCGGTTCCGACGACGTTGCCCTCGAAGTTCTTGACGAAGCCAGCGACCTTCTCTTCGTTGATGACAACTTCACCGTACTGAGGGTGGTTCACTTCCGTGTAGGGTAGGAGGTGCACCCATCCACTGTTCCCGTCGTCCGAGAACTGAACGTCCTCTAGGGAGATGACGTATCTCCGCTTCTCCTGCACTCTTTCACCTCCTTCCCTAATGATACGCTCGGAGTCCCAGTGAAGTCAACTAGTGGTGAGCTAAGTTTGCGGTCCACCCGAGCGAGTTGTGCCCTTGGCTTTGGCGATCCTCTCAGATGACGGGTTACCTCCAGCAGTCGGAGGAGCCGTCACCGCCTGTGCCTTTGTCTTGATACGTTGCGCTGCTGTCCTGTCTAGTGCTTCCTTCGGTGCGACAGCAAGTTCCATCTGTTCACGGATCCAAACTTCGTCTTCGGGTGTAGGAGTAAGAGCCTGGGTCTCGTAGAAGTTCCGCATCGCCACACTGATAGCCCTCCAGTCAGCCCCTTCGTCGAGGCGCCGAACCTTCATCTGCGGGAAGTCAGTGACGTCCGGCCCGTAGTTGAACCGGATCAACTCCTTGATACCGTCATTGTTGAACTGCTCCCGGACGAGGTCAGCGATGTACCGCAAGGACTTGGAGAACACACGCTCCTGTACCGTCCCAACCGCTCTTGACCCCCCACCCGAGCTTCCCGCAGCTGCCCCGAGGTTGATGAACTGCCCAAGAACGTTCCGGGCGATCATCATGTCGTGATGCTCAGCCGACCTCAACGCATCAGCCGGCTGAGTACGAATCTCCGCGAAGTGGAGATCCCACCCTGGGGGAAGAACAACGTGCGCGGACTCGTTCGTCCGCAAGTTCCGCCCGATCTCGTTGGCGAACTTCTTGTCGTCATCCGTGAAGTTGGGCGGAAGGATGATGACTGGCACACCTATGCCATGCCGCTCCTTCTGAATGGCATCGATCTTGTACAGGTTGTCCTTATAGTACCAGTGCTTGTAAGCCGAACGAAGGATGCTCATGCCCTGTGGGTCGTTAGCTTCCTCGTCCAGTGTGAAGATGATCAACTTGTCAACCGGGATCGGAACGGTCTCGAACTGGCTATTGTCACCGTAAATCTTCTGGTGCTGAACCGAGTCGAGGTCACCGTTCGGACCGAAGTTGAACCACTGGATGGTCAGAGGGTGACGCGGGGCAAGCTTCGCCCACCTCACCACAGGCCGACCTCTCGGTCGTGCGCGTCCAGTGACACCCTCCTTTACCGGAGGGGTCCATGTGTCGTAGGCCCACACCTTCTCGAAGATGTAGTAGCCGTAGTCGAGCATCAACAGTGCTTCCCAGAGCACTCGAACCAACGACCTGTCGAGTTGGTCGAAGCACCAAGTCACGAAGTCCGCCTGCTCGATGCACATCGGGTCCTCGGTGCAGTGAGGGTCAACGAACCAGTTTGCGGAGGTGACTGGCGACTTGACGAGGCGCAGCGTCCCGCGGATCTGACCATCGCCACGGCGCATCTTGTCGTACACCAACGTACCACGAATCCCTCGCAGGTCCGCGTTGTACTCCGCCATAACGATGTTGCCATACGAAGATCGACCTGTGGCACCAAGCTCGAGCATGTCCGGCTTACCACGCTCATTGCCTACAGAGTCGCCACCGTCAGACGGTGGAGTTAGGAACTCGCGCTCTTCAGCTGCCATCATTCACCTCCTTTCCTCGCTCCAATGTATGCAGCCAAAGCCCCAATGACAGCCCCTAGTGTAATGGTGAGGAACTTCGAGACATCTTCCCCGAGTGTTGCACCGCCTATCACAGCCCACAAAGCCGTAATGGCAATGATGACAAGAACCGTGCCCAGGGCAATCGCAAGTACGTACGCTACCCTAGCACGCTCGCCGTCAGTCACGTCACGTCCCTAACCGGCTACCGCATCTCCGGTGGTACCGCCCTCGTGATGGTGCTTCGTCAAGTCGCCACCAGAGCGCTGACTGAAGTCATATCCCGCCCCATAAGGCGGCTTGATGCCTTCAGGCAGCGTATCGGACTGCCGTCGATCGGGACGTCCTTGCGCTCCGTCGCCAAGCCCTATCAGGAAACGCTCCCAATAGGCCTCCGACGGCGTTCCGAACACGTCGTCCAGCATGGTCTTGAACGTCGCCTTGTCAGCAACAGGGTCTAGTGCCACGGTTCCTCCGTTCGCAAGTGCATGCAACTCCGCCACCGAAATGTTCATCGTGTTCATATCACAGCTCCCAATGCCTGGGAACGTGATATGCGCACCCGCTGGCCTCGGGTACCTGTCAGTCCCGTCGTTGTCCTGCCAGCCAAACGCCGATCCAAGTCCACGAGGCCGTTGAGGAGGCACGTTGGAGTACCGTGGTGGCAGCCACAAGCAGTTCTCGAGTGCAGTCCCGGTTGGCTGCCCCACCGCAACCCATGGGTAATACCCGCAATAGAACACGGGCCACACACCCCACGCGGCGTGCAACTTGATAACAGCATCCTCCGCAGCCTTTGCCGTCAGAGGCGGTCCGTTCGTTTCGAAGTCCACCTCGGGAATACGCCCCTCCTTCGGTGAGTACAAAGCCAGGAAGTGATCAATGTTCCAGGGACCGAAGACGTACCCCATCGTGATTGTACCTCGCGCCTCCGCCCCCTTCAGCGTCATTGCTGCAGCGCTGTCGATCGAGTCAACCGAACCGTTCATTACCCGGAACTCAAGGGGTCGAGTATCCCTCAACGCCGTTGCAATGGCACCAAAGTCCTTCGGTGGATGGTACTGGTTGGTGTCCGGGAACTCCGAAGCCACGCCAGCCCAGTGCGGGTCAATCACGGTTGCACCACATCCATATGGTACGTCACCGTCGCACCCGGGTACTTCGCCTCGACCGCAGCCTCGACCTCTGCGGTCTTCCAATACACCGCGTCCTCAGGAGCGCCCTTGAACGTGTAGCTCCCATCCGCGGCCTGCCTTATGACAATCTCCACAGGGGTTCCTCTCACCACGGCTTGTTCGAGCCCGACAAAGTGAACACCGACCGTTCAGGCACCGTAAAGAACGACCCATTCTCTACACGTCGTTCCTCGTAATCCGGCGGATCACCGGGCCCAACGTCCGGGTTCACCACGTGGTTCTCCTTGTACACCTCGGTCAAATGGTGCTTTGCCCCCAGCACAAACAGGTGCATTGCACCGTACCGAATGGCGTCCATCGAGTGATCCGCCCACTTCTTCGGGTCCTCTTTCGGGTTCTCGTCATCTTTGGTGGGCGCCTTCAGCCGGTAGTTCTGGAACTCGAAGATGGTATTCTTGCAAGAAGGGTCAACGTACAAGTGGCTCCTGCGCACCCCTTGCTCGTCCACGTACGGTGCAAGCAGCTCAGTCACCGTCTTGATGCCCAGGCTCCAGTCCTTGGCATCCGGGTCGCCGTAGCAAGGGCACAACATCGTGCTCAGGGTCTCAATCGCCCCCGGATCTGCCGCATCACCAAACCCGCACCTGATCTCGTAGCCAGGCGGGTTCGTCCTCACCTTCAACTCCTGTGCGTGCCTGTACGTTGGCATCCCCGGCTTGTACCACTCTCGCCATACGTACATCTCGTCACTCGGCGATACCTGCACATCCAAGGCAACGAACGGCGCCGCGTACCCGAAGTCGAAGAAGATGTAGTTCGGCCAGGCGGTATTGTACACATGGTTCACGACGTTCAAGTCGTCCGTCCAGTCCTTGTAAATCTTCCCAACGAAGGACCGGAACGACGCACCCAGCTCTTGCCAGAACCACGGGTCGTCAGGTGAACGCAGCTGTGACTGGATCTCCGGGTCGTCAAATCCACCGGGGTAAACGTACGGATTATCCCAGCTAGGAAAGTTCCACGACTCGTAATCCGGATAGCGATCGTCCTTCCCCAGCATGTAGAGGTCGTAGTACCAGTTGAACCCCTCAGGCGTACTCGGGAACACCGCCCACCCGCGCGTGTCCGCCAGCGCCGGTCGGATCTGCTTCTCCCACGTAGAGCGAGAGTGCTTCGCAGCCTCCGAGAACACCGCGAAGTCCAGCCCCTCACCAACCAGGCCATCTGGGTACTGTGCGGACTTCACCTCTACACGGGAGCCCCACGGCATCTCGATGAACATCTCGCCGGTCCGTACGTTGTACGCCTTGCGAGGTAGCTTATGCAGGATCTTCAGCGCCTGCATATCTTCCCAAACGTACCGGAACTCCTTCTCACCGAGGTTGTACGTCGGTCCGACAATCCACCCGATGACCTTCTTGGTAGGATCCATGAGCTCGGCGGTGATCTCAGAGGCGGCCATCCGGGATTTGCCGAACCGACGTCCACACACTGCGGTACGGAACCGAGCTCCGGAGTCGTGGAACAGCCACTGTTTGGCATGGGGGTGGTATCCCATGACCTCGAACAAGGCACGGCGGTTGACGCGAGACGTTGGTTGGGTGCTAGTTGCCACCGGTTTCCTGGCGCATGATGGTATCAATCAGTGTCTGCCACATGTCCTCGTCCCCGTTGTTTCCCGCCTTTGCGATCGGTCCGAGGTTCCGGTCGATCACGTACTTCGCGGCGGACAGCTTCACAGACTCACTGGCCGAATAGGCGGCGAGGTGGACGATGGACTGGGCAGCTGGAACCAAACCTTCACGCAGGATCCGTAGAGCGAGGTCTTCCTCCGTTGCCGAAGGATCCAGTTGAGCCTCGAGCTCCGCGTTGGTGGGCTCCGAACCGTTTGTTTCGTTGCTGTCCATAGTACTATGATACGCTTGGTGACCCGATGGAAAGCAAGGAGTGTCGAGGAGATTTGTCACACAATGGGATACGCTCAGGATTGACATTTCAACCAGTTACTACCCTATGTGATACTTGCAGGATCGCCATTTCAACCAGATGCGGACCCCGG